GCGCGCACTCCTGCGGAAGCGCGGGCTGTGCGTGTGCTGGGCAAACTTAACCAGGACTTGCAAGAGTCTGGTTCCGGGCGCTTTGCACAAGCGATTACGGAAGCAAACAATCTGTGGAAAGAGCGTAGCAGTGTACTAGGCAGCTTTAACTTCGTAGATAAGCTGGACGAGATCGGCGGCGGGGAAAAGATTTACCGCGCGCTGATGAACAACCCCACGGAAGAGGGTTTCCGGCAAGCCATGGGCCTTATGGGCGCAAAGCGTAAGTCGGAATTTCAGGCCGCCTTCCTGAACGACATGATTAACAATCCGGGGACTATTGGCGGCAGGCTTGATGCTCTAGGTCCTGGAGTGCGTAACCAGATCCTACCGGAAAGCACTCAAGACGTTCTGCGCATTTACGAGCGCCAGATCGGGGCAATCAATTCTGATGTCATTTCCCAAGCCATTGGCAAGGAAGAACGTGCTACGGGGCTTATGCGCAGCATAATCCAGCGGGGGGATAAGCAGGCAATTAACCAGTCTATCCGCCAGGCGCGTATGTCCCCAGAAGAAGTGCGCCGTAACATCGTCATGTCGTTCCTTGACGAAACCAGCAGCACAAAAGGCGGAACGCTTGTTCTCAACCCCGCTTCTTACGAGCGGGTGTTGAAGACGTACGAGGATAAAGGCTTGCTTAGCTACCTGACGCCTGAGCAGCGCAGCACGATGAGAGATGTAAACACGCTAACGTCCTTCCTGCGCAACAGCTCGGACGCGGGATCATCCATCGCTTCGGCAGAGATAGCGTCACAGCAGGTAGGGGCGCTCAATAATCCCGGGAATGCGGTTAGCGCTCGATTGAAGCAGATTTACTTGAGCCTTGCTGCGAGACTGGCGAACAATCCCGCATATCTCAAAGCTACCATCGGGGTCCGCAAGCCGGAGGACTACACGAAGACAAGGGCTGCCTTGCTTGGTATAACTACTGCCATTGATGACGTGTTTGGGGAAGTGAAGCCGCGGCAGATAGAAGATCCCGAACCGCCGCTGTAAGAAGAGAGTCCCCCAGGCCCGACACAACATAAGGCCCGGGGGCGGCTCCCAGAGCTGGGGAGAAAGCAGCCTGGGTTCCGATTACCTGCTAGCCCACACGAAATGGCGACGGGCGCTGAAGCTATTCCGTGCTTATGGACTTAGCAAGTAACACTCTAACTTTACGCCTCAAGTCCGGCTCCTTACCAAGGAAGGTATTGAGCCACTTGTCGGCATGTAACTGATTCCCCTCGATGGCCTTCTCTACCCAGATCTCGGCCCATCTTGCGACCATCTTAGGGTGTACCTTAGCCTTCCGAATCGGATCGGTAGGCATTTAATGCTCGCTTAGCCTTCTTGAGCGCTGTGTCCAGCTCTCTCAGCTCAACCTCAATAGCATAATACTTGGCTTCTAGATCTGCAATCTGTTTTTCTGTGCCTTCGACGACCGCTTGAAGTTGGTCTTCAATCGTCTCTGGAGCCACCGCAGTTGGCGGTTGGCTTCCTTCACTCCGTCCGGCTTCTCCATCTTCCCGTCCGCCAGCAGGCGCAGGTGTAGCCGCGCTGCTGCCATCCTCAGTCGCTTTACCTGTTTGCCCCGCACTTAACTCCTCCTCCTGCCTTTCAAACTCCGCCTTGACCAGCTCATGCCACCGAGTGGCTAGGTCAGCGTTCAGCTTGCCCTTGAATTCGGCAAACACCGCCTTGCCCATCGGCATAAGGTGGGCAGGGATACGTATCCCCGTGTCTGTAGTTTCTGTCAGGTCAAGGACCTGAGCAAAGCTCTCTGGATTAAGCACCTGTGTTCTCCCTCACAAGAGCAGATTCTCGCTTGATTTGTAGAGTACCACACGCCCCCTTGAGTTTGCACCACAATCCATGCACTTGTAGCGCTGGTAGGCGTTGCTGCGCGCTGGGCGCTCCACACCGCGCTTCTGGACGCTGGTGCCCCCGCAGTTCGGGCACACGGGCTCCTGGGGGTTGTCTATGTACAGTCCCCGGTTGGGGTGGTTCTTGATCCACGGGCGCAGGTAGCGATACAGCTCCTCCAGCACCACGATGTCCTGGCAGTTGTACTTCTTCATCACGGCCTGGGCCTTTTTGTCCCCGGCCATCACCTCTTCCCAGAGCTGCATACCCTTGTGCTCGGTCTTCCGCTGGAGCCCCAGCTCCGAGGCGACGGAATCCATCGAGTTGCTAAGGAAGCGGAAGTTCTGGCGCACGATCTGGAACATATCGAGCTGGTGGTAGTTGGTCGGAGGGCTGAGGCCAAGGATGGCAAACTCGCGGTTCAGGGTGGGGATGTCAAACTTCTTGCCGTTGTAGTGGACCACCATGTCGGCTTGATCCAGTAGCTCGTAGGCTTGCCGGATCATCTCCTCGTGGCCGTGCTGCCACTCGCTGGCAAAGTGGATCTTCTTCTTCCCCTCCCACCGTGCTGCCCAGCACAGGGTGTACCCTCTATCGACTACTTGGCTGATCGGTACAAAGCGTGTCTTGAGGCCCCATATTCGGGCCGTGGCGGGTGCTGTTTCGATGTCAATATACAGCACGTTCATAGCTACACCTCGTCTTGTATGCTCAACAAATAGTCGATATACCACCGGGCCTTCTTCAGATCCTCGGCCCCGTTCTTCTGCTTCCAACGCCACAAATACTTGATGACGTTGGCAGTACATACGGCCTCGATACCCTTCAGATTGACCGTCGCGGCAGCCAGAGCCTGGATGCACTCTATGTCCCCCGCCGTATAGTGGGCGGGGTGGTTTACGCGATCTACTTCAGCCATTCCTTGGGTATCCCGTCGTCTACAAAGCAATAGAGAAAGCCGTTCTTGTCACACCACTCGCTGTATCGCGTCTTGGAGGACGCGCTCAGCTTGTTATCCACCTTGAAGACAAAGCGGATGTCGATGTCGGGGTGTTGCTCCTTCAGCAGAAGGTGCTTCACCCGGTCCGCCTGGGTAAGGCGTCCCTTCGCCTCAAGGATCACTCCGTTAGGCAGCACAAAGTCGGGTAGGTAGTGCCTGACCTTGGGCTGGTAAGGAAGCTGCTTCTCCTTGGGCTCGTACTCGTACTCAGTCTTCAGATCCTTCAGGGCATTGCTGACCTGATGCTCTAGCCCGGATCTAAATCCCTTCTTCAGGGCTATCGCCCGCGTCCTCGACCGTACTCTTCGCGGCATTTCGCTTCCGTCCTCGTGCAGGGGCACTCTCTTCCGTAAGGAACGAGGGCGCTGGTACATCAATTCCCTGTGACTGTTTGGCCTCCCTCGCGGCCTTACACCACTTGTCGAACTCTTTAGCTTTCTCGGCAAAGGCCAGGATGGCCTCTTTCTCGGCATCGGTTCCCTCCCACTCCGCTGCGTAGAAGTTTTGGTCCGGCTCGGCTACGTACACGTTTTGGCCTCGTTTGAGCGAGAGCCACACTCGGTTACCTGGCATTTTCATCAGTCTGTCTCCGGTTTTTCAAGGTTCTTAACGGCGTCCATAAGGACGGTTACAAGGCCTCGCTCGATAAAGTATTGTGCTGCTACCGGGCTCATGTCCACGGTAAGCGTTGCGCTGCCGTCTTCATTCTCCTCGACGCTCAGCACGTCCACGCTAAAGTTGGCGTCTTTAATCATCATTCCCTCCGTACCAGTCCAGCACGCACTTAAGCGCCTTAGCTAGCTTCTTGAGCTGCTTGGTGTTCTCCTCACGGTCATAGGAAAACATCCCAAGCCTGCCGTTATCTAGGTCTTCCTTGATCCACCCAAGCTGTTGGGATAGCTCCTTAACTATGATGGACTCAATCTGCTCGTCACACACTTCAATGGTTATCATCACTCTTCTCCCTTTGCTTTTGCGATTGCTGCGTGGGCCTCAACTACGGTCAACGAGTTGTCAGAAACATGACCCCGCTTTTCCAGCAGCGAGACCGTTGCCTCCAGCGCTTCCAGCAGCTCTGGCGCCGCAGCGGCCAAGTGGAGGGCTTTTTGGGCGCCGGGCATCGTATTGGCATCGACGTAGTAGCGCTCGTCGTCGCGGCGAATCTTCCAGCTCATTGATCTTCTCCCTTTGTGTCCATCAAGGCCCCTTAACGGGGATAGCGAACCCTAAAGTAATCCTTACAAGTTGCACTTTCCTGCGCATAGTTTGCGGTGATTGGCACACTTTTCTGCGCATGTGTGAACTACAGTACACACTCCAGTGCCTATTCCGCCCACTCCTCGTGGTCGGGCTTCGGAGGCATCCACATCTCTCCGTGGTACGTCTGCATCCACAGCAGGCGGCCCACCTCGATTATCATCTCGTCGGCCTTGTCTCCGTACTCTTTCTCGTACGCTTTGCGCACCACCTCGTACATCTCGTATTCGGTGTAGTGCGGGGGATCGTCAATGAAGGGCAGCATCTTCTCCGCCGTCTTCTTACCGATGCCCTTGATCCCGGGAATGTTATCTACGCTGTCCCCGGTTAGCATCTGGCGCCAGAAATAGACGGGCGCATCACAATCGGCAACGTAGTAGGACTCGCGCTTGACGTAGTTGTAGTGGAACCCGGGCACCATATCCAAGTCCTTATCAATGGTGCAGATAACGCTGTCCTCGCCGCGGTCTCGGGACTCGTGCTGGTAGATGCTCAGCAGGTCGTCTGCCTCGCAGTTATCCGACGTCACGACCTCGTAGGTCTTGACCATGAAGTCCTTGATAGCCTGAGCGTGGATAGGCTTGTGGGTCTCGTCCCGGTTCCCCTTGTAGGGAAGGGTCTTGGCTACGTCAAAACGGAAGTTTTTCTTGCCAGACAGGAAGCCGATCATACTGTCCAAGCCAACGTGCAGATCCTTGCACGTCGTCTCAAGCATCGACTTCACGTTGTATAGCGCGTTCTGCACAGGTTCGGGCGTCACGCGCTTCTCAATGATGGGCTGGTAGCCTTCGCCTTGCAGCTCAGCAACCCGCTCCTTGGCGAGAGAGGCTTTGTTGTACCAGTTGGTGATCTCCTCCCCTGCTTCTTCGTAGTGGACCGCGTACTCCGTGGTCTGCGCAGCAAACCCCGCTCGGTACACTATCGGGTCAAGATCGACCAGTACCAGCATCAGTGGACCTCCTCGTCCTCTTCTTCCTGCTGGAACTCAATCCACTCCCAGGGCTTGCCCTGCATGGTTATGCTGAAGTACACACAGTTGTGGATTGCCTCAGGAAGGACAACGGTGCGCATCTCTACCATGCCCGTCTGCTTATTGACGACGGCGTAGTAATTCTCGAACTCGTTGCCATGGGAATAGCAAACCGCCCCGTCCTCGTTGAGGCGGTCTGCTTCGTAACTTCCTGCCGTGACCAGAATGACCCGGTATAGGTCTGATTCAAAGATAGAAGTCACGATCAGTCGTCCGTGAACTCTTCTTCAATCAGATCGTCCTCCGCAGCCCCGGCCTTGGAAGGGCCGTTGGCAAGGATCTCGCTGAGACGCTTGTGGGCGTTCATCGAGTCCACGAAGAAGCGATCAGTGACCTGATCCACATACTCCAGCAGCAGATCAAGGCGCTCGCCTTTCTTCTGCCCAAGGCTTAGAGCATCGTTAGCCAGGGCGGCAGCCACAAGAGTTACTGCTCGCTCCTGGGAGGCAGAGAAGGACATGCGGGGTACGTCAACTTCTTGGTATCGCTTGTCCTTCTGGAGATCCCGGGCCTCCTTCTCGGCCCAGTACCCGTCCCGGGTTTGTCCCCCACCACCAGCAGCTGGTGCGGGGCGTCCACCGCCTTGACGGTTAGCAGCGCGAGGAGCGCCACTCTGGCGAGGAGGCGCCGAAGGTGCCCCACCCGCGACAAGAGAATCGTAATCCACGTTTCCTTTGTCGTCGTTCTCAAAAGAGATCACGTCTCCTTGCTGGAAGGTGGGCTTCTTACGGCCCAACCGGAACCAGCGACGGCTCGAATCAATCTGGAAACTCCAAAGCAGCACCGGACCATTACGCCCGTCGAACTCTTTGCTTTCTACACTTGTTACGGTACCGCTGTTTTGATAGCTCACTTGGCTATACTCCCTTGTGGTACATCGCCGGATTGGCGTTGTACGTTTGCTCAGACTTCTTGCTTGCTTCATCGGCCCAGTTAGGGCCTATGCTTACCCCAGCTCCCAGGGGAGCCGTGAGTTTCACTCCGTACATCTTATCCAGGTACCAGTACGGTACGTTGATTAAGGCGTACTTTGACAGCTCATGGAAGGCCTCAACCTCGTTCGGTGGGACCTCACAGATAATGCTGTCATGTATCGAGTTGACCACCATAAGCTCTAGGTTCGCCGCCTTAGCAGCGTGCCAGAAATACACTAGGCCAACGGGGATAATCTCCGCGGTGGCGAAGCTCTGCACGGGGTAGTTGCAGATGCTGGTGGTATTGGTGACGTAGCCGCTGCGATCCATGCGGGTGTCGGGCCAGTAGAACTGTAGGCCCCACTCCGTCTCCAGCTTCCCCTTCTCCAGCACCGTTGTTATCCAGCGGTCCTGGGTATCCGAGATCCCCGCGTACTTGTCGCGGAAGGCTCGGTAGTAGGTCTGCTCAGCTTCAGTGCCTGAGCGTCCACCAAACAAGGGCTTGAAGGTGTGAGCCTTCGCGCCCTGTCTGTCCGTGGGCTGCCCTGCATCGGTAAGCGTCTTGGCCGTGAAGCTATGCACGTCCACTTCATCCACGATGTCAGAGATAGCCTTCTCGTCTCTTCCAAGGTGTGCTGCGACGCGAAACTCTAGCTGCGCCCCATCACACTCGCCAATCAGCCATCCCTCGTGGCGCGACCTAAAGAACGGCTTGTAGGCGCGCGGGAAGTTTTGGAACTGTGCGCGGTAGTCAAGGCCGTTGCTTGAGAGTCTGTGCGTCTGCGTGTTGGTCTGATTGAACTGTGCCACAAGTCTGCCGTTGGCGTCCTTGCAGCAATCACTAAACTTGCGCAGATACTTGGTCAGCTCAGTGTGGACGCTGTTCAAACTTCCATACAGCTCCAGGAACTTGCGCTGTTTCGCATTGCTAGCATTTAGTGATAGCACGGTGCTGATGTCCGTCTTGGGCCTGCCGCTAGACGTCCTGTCAGGCTTGCCGTAGCGGTCCGTAGGCTCTTTGAACTTCAGCGTCGTGTACAGGAACTCCGCCAGTTGCTTCGTGCTGGCGGTGTTAATACCTCCGGTAAAGGCTTCCATCTGCTGCTGCAGCTCGCCGTAACTACGCTCCAGATCAGTGGCCCTTTGCACTACCTTTTCCGGGTCAAGGTACATACCCGTGAACTCCATCATGCTCAGCACCGGGGCCACAAGGCACCGGGTGTACACGATGGGCATAAGCCGCGGCTTAGCGCGCTGGATATAAGCCAGCTGGTTTCGGAACAGACGTTCCGTCAGGGCAACGTCCTGGATGCAATACTTCTCCAGCCAGCGCTTCGGGATGTCCTGGGTCGGAATCCCTCGCTTAATCATCTTTGAGACGACCGCTTCCTTTCCTTCCCATGCGCGCCGCTTGGCGCAGCGCTCAAGGCTCAAGGCTCCCCACTGCCAACGGTTACCTCCGAGCACGTACTCCGCAAGCTGGGTGTCCCAGACCAGCAGCTGGGGGATCTTAGCCCCGCAGCGATGCAGCCATTGCAGGTCAAACTTGGCGTTGTGGGCCACCACGAAGCCCGCCTGCTCAGCGTCCTCGACTAGCTGGGCGTGGTCAAACTCTCCGCCCCAGGAAACGTGCATTCCAGGGTTAGGGTGCCCAGGGCCGTTAAACCAGGCCACCATGACCGTGCTGTTCTCGCGGTACACGGCGAGACCGTTGTTAAAGGTCGTAGTCTCAAAGTCAAAAACTGTATAGTTATCAGACAGATAGCGGCTAACGTCGGGGCTGGCGACGTGCTCAGGCAGTCGTTTGTGCAGCGCCCGGAGATCCACTAGCTCGCTTCCTTCTCCAGATCGTTCAGCCAGCTCTGCACATCCGCTTCGCTTTCAACTTCGCGGATTGACATAACGCTGGTCCAGGGAGCCGTCTTGCTGTAGCGCTCGATAGCCATGTTATAGCCCCGGCCAGTCTCATGGATGGCCCGGACAATGTAGCCAGCTCGCATAACGAAGCTGGTCAGGTCGCGCCGTAGATTATCACTCACTAGTTTCTTCTCCCTCAAACTCGCGCTGAAGTGTCAACTTGACGTGGACAAGGGTCTCAATCAGATCCGTGATGTCCCCATAATCAAAGGAAAACGTCTCGCTGTCCTGTCTGAGAAGGAAGTGACAATCGTGCAGGCTTTCCTTCTTGGAAGTCAGCCAGCAATTTGTCCACGCTTCAACGATAGGGATCTTCCTGTTGCTTGTGTGGACCATGATTATGTCGCCTTCGCGTTTGATCGTCTCGATCATTGCTAGTCTCCTAAGCCCATATACTTGTTCAGTTGGGGAATAAGGCGTACCGGGAAGAACTCGTGGTTACCGCTGCGCTTGTTCTTGATAAGGCTGATAACGCGACGGTTTGCGGCCTGATCGTCCTTGTCGGCACCAATGCCGAGAAGCACATCAGCTTGGGCAGGTATGCCCGTATTTGAAGAGTCGATGTCGCCCATATCTAGCACGGCCTTCCCCTCCGCGCTGCCCCCTGCCTGGGTCGCGCTGATAACCACACAGTTGTGGCGGCGACCGATCTGGCGTACCCCAATGGCAACCTTTTCAAGCTGCCGGGTAAAGTTGTCCTCTCGTTTTACCATGATGTTGCGAAGCTGGTCAAGGATTATGACGTCCGGCTTTTCCTCCTCCACGATGGCTTCAATCTCCGTAAGAGTCCCCGGTTGGAGGTCCACCACCACAAAGTTATCCAAGCCCTTAGCCTTTGCCTCTGCGTCTATCGCATCAATGTCCTTGCGGCACTCCGCCGCGTCCTTCTGGACAAGGCGAGAAATCATCCGCGGCTGGATATGCCTCGGCCCTTCCTCGTTGATGAAGTAGACGACCTTCAGCTTCTGCTTTAGAAACCCAAAGCACATGTTCACCAGGAAGGCGGTCTTGCCCATCTCTGGGCGCGCCGCCACGATCAAGTGATTACCTCGAAGCAAGCCCCCGCCAAGGCGGGCGTTCAAGGTGACGGGCAGAACCTGAATTAGCTCCTCCTTCCCATCCGTGCCGTAGATCTCCCTCAGGGTAAGCCCGCGGAACACCTCCGGGCCCTTGGGACCGTCCTCCAGGGCGTCTGCCTTGCAAAGCGCCGTGTACTCCTCCATGAGGGGCAGTATGGTCTCCGGGCTGTCCTGGGCCACGCTAGCTGCGCTAAGGCGCGCTAGCACCGCGTCCCGCTTCGCGGAAAGCACAAGGCTTGCCACGTTCAACGGGGACACATCTACCTGCCACAGCTTCTCCAGCGCTAGCTTAAAGGTCTCTTTGTGCTTCTCGATGGTGATGCTTTGTAGCACCAGCCCATCAAAGATCTCGCGGTCCGCGGCCTTGGCCCCGGGATCGCGCTTGTAGTAGTCGGACAAGACGCCGAGAATGCGGCGCCCCGTCTCCGTAAAATCCCCCTCCTCAACGTGAGCGGTTAGCAGCTCCCACGCCTTCCGGCTATGGGCAGAGGCGGCTAGCAGCTTCTTTTCATTCATCCACCCGTTCCTCTACGAACTTTGGGTTAGCTGGCGCTGCCGCCATGATTACCTCGATCTCGCCATACTCCTCTAACCAATGCTCCAGCATGTCCTTTATCGCTTCCGCTTGTTCTGGAAACTTCACAATGTGGTGAATTTTCAGCATCGCCCTTCTCCCTATAGATCACTTGGTACCATTCCCCAGGTCGCCGGGACCACCGCGTCCGGCGCCTTCAACTTCGCGGGGATGTCCTGCCTCCACTTCACAATCTCTTCCCAGTAGTGCTTATAAACCTCGCCATTCTCAAAGGATCGGTAGCCCTCCAGCCTCCGGTGCTGTAGGTCAATCCCAAGCTTCAGATAGCGCTGCAATTCTTCCGCGAAGCTCATGGCAAGCCCCACTCGTCCCAGTCCGTGATCGACTCCACATAGTCGTAAATGCTTTTCCAGTCCCGAGCAAAGGCGGCCTCCTTCAGGGCCTCCTTAAAGGGCTTCTCAGACACGCCAGCGTCCCATAGCGCCTCAATCAGGTGGTCCCCAAGGGGCTCGTAAAGCTCGTCAAGATCCCGGTTGTCTATGGCCTCGTCGAACCATTCCTGGACCAGCTCTTCTAGCTTCTCGTGCTTCTCACGGAGCCCCTCTTGCCGAGGGTCGTAGTCTCGCCATGCTATAGGCATCGTTTTTCTCCCAGTATCCCCTGCCGCACCATGCGGCGGGGTCCCTACATTACTGCTTTGATGAACTGCGTTGCGACTTGCGGGACGATGGCATTGCCGTAGGCGCGCAGTCGTCCCACTCGGGCGGGAACCCCATGAGCCAGCGGCTCAATGCTGGGTTCAATGCGCCTCGCTTTTCCGTCGGCGCAGGGGATGTAAATAGCGCTTCCCTGAGCTGTCCACGGCGCTGTTCCAGCTTGTGGGCTCCCTTCCAATCCGACGCTTGTGGCGTCGCCCAGCCCGCTGCTGCTTCTTGGAGACTTGCGCCCCGTTTCCCGTCGTTCTCCCGGCTGCCCCGTCGATCCGATGTTGTCGGAGTCGGCCAACCTACTGCCAGAACTGCTTTTACTCTTAGGCTCCCCTGTGTTCCCGCATGGCGAGTTGTCAGCTCCCACTCTGTCGCTGGACCGTGCTTGCTGTCCTGAACCCTTGGAGTCGGCCACCCACCATAGCCGTTGCCGGATGTGCGGCGCGCCGACGCTCGCAGCGCACAGATCGGCTCCCCCGACTGCATAGGCCAGTGTTTCCAGGTCAGCGCGTACTCCGGCGAACCACTCTCGGCCAAGGCGGCTCGCAACTTGCTCTCCAAAGACGACTGAAGGCTGGCACTGGCGGATAAGCTCGTAGAACACGGGCCACAGGTGTCGCTCGTCGCTTGTGCCTCGCTGTTTTCCTGCTGCGCTGAAGGGCTGACAGGGGCAGCTTCCTGTCCACATTGGGCGGTCGTCGTCCCACCCAGCCAATCGAGCTGCGTAGGACCATCCGCCGATTCCGGCAAAGAAGTGGCACTGGGTAAACCCTTTAAGATCTTCCGCTTCGACATCCTCAATGCTCCGCTCGTCAACCTCGCCAGGGGCGATATGCCCTGCCTTGATAAGGTTACGCAGCCACTGGGCAGCATAGGGGTCAATCTCATTGTAGTAGGCTGTCATAAATTCCCCCGTATCGCCTCAACTGCCTTGTTCCGAATCCGCTGCACTGACCTTACGCTCATTCCCAGCTCGTCTGCAACCTCAGCCTGCGTATACCCAAATAGGTATAGCCAGCTCAGCACTTCCCGCTCCTCCTCCGTCAGTCCCGCCTCGTCCATGGACACCAGCAGCTTTGCCATCTGCTCCTCGTGCCACCGCTCGTCCGTTGCGCGGTCTGCAACGTAGAGCTCCTCCGTGTCCACCTGCGGATCAAACAGCTCCAACCTTTCGCGCTCGCGCTTGTGGTAGCGCAGCAAAGCCCAGACGATGCGCTGGCGCACAAAGCTCTTTAAACTCATACCGCGCTCCGGGTCCCACTTGCGCCCCTCCTCCACTAGGGCCAGTAACGCCTCGCTGACGTAGCCGTCGGGGTCGGAAACCCCGCGGCGACGGGCGAAGCCCTCAGCTACGCGGATCGCGTAGGGGGTCAGATCCTCAACCTTTGGGTGCATACAGCGCCAGGATCACGGGGTGCTGTTTCAACACGTTAGCCAGGGCAACCTTACGGCCCTCGGTGGTCGTGTCCCCTCGGGTTGTGAGATCAGCCCATTCGGCAAGCTCGATAATCGCTCGCCGTAAAGCCGCTATGTCCTCCTGGGGTGTGCGTTCTGGCATTAGGTCCCTCCGGTGTGTAATCGCGCAGCAGTTGTGCTACGTCACCTTCCCCCATGTCCTTTATATCCCGCCGCAGCACTAGCTGGCGGCTTTCGTCAAACATCAGCCCATGCTGGCGCTTTAGGCGCACCGCCTGGGCGGTAGCGTCCGCATCCAGGCACCAGATTACCTGGGGGCAAAAGTTAGCGATCTCCGCAGCGTATTCGCTGGAGCATCCCGTACCCAGCAAAGCCACAGCGTGGCAATACTCCGCCGCGCGCACCGCGCTCGGAATGTCCTCCACCACAAGAATCCACTCCGCGCCCTGGGGGCCCGGGTAAAAACTCAGGTGCGGCTCGATAACGTCCATGCGGGTAAGGGTCTTGGGCGTAGCCGTCCAGCTTCGCAGGACGTAGCCGCGGCGCCTTCCAGAGGCG